TATTCATTCCATTAAATATAATTTTAGATTTATCATCATCAGCAAAGAGTTTTGAAATGAAATTAACAAATTCTTTTTTATCATTAGATAATAAAATTTTTGGAATTATAATTTCTGCTATTTCTTTATTATTCGATTTATTTGTTTTTATAGTTGAATTTTTTATATTAACAAATTGTTCTGATATTTCTTCAAAATTTTCAAAATATACAGTATTTTCAAAACCTTCAACAGGATTCATTTTTATAGGATCATCTAATAACATTGCCAAACCCATATTTGAAATCATTAATATACTTATTCCTGTACCCATTTTAAGACTGTTTTTTAAAGATTCTTCTAATTTATAATTATTTTTTGATAAAAGATTTAAATAAGATTTAATTAATAAATCTAAATTATAATAATTTATTTTAACTTTTAGAGTTCCATATTTATTATAATAATTAATCAATTTTATTTTTTCTTCATTTGATATACTTTTATTTTTAACTTCAATATTAATTACTTTATTATTTGAATCTATTTTTGCTATTATACCACCCATTATATTATATTATCAGATAAATTTTTTTGAAATATTTTAATTTAGATTATTTATATATTATAATTAATTCAAACATTTTTTCTTATAATATTTTCAGCATCTGAATAATCTAAAAAAATCATATAATTGCAGACACTATTTTTATTTTGATTCATATATTTTGTTAAAATAAATTAGATCACTAACAATTGTCGATTTCTAACTCAGTTGTTGGATCAATAAATGGTTTAGATAATTTTAGTTTAATTTATTGATTCTTTTGGATAATAATTTTCTAAATAATTATAGATTGCTGTACTAGTTGTTGAATCAGTAATATTATCAGAATAAATAAATATTAATTTATTTATTTTGTTTGTTTTCAGAAGTTATTCCTTTGTATTCATTTTTTGAAGCTGACATAAATTGTCCGGTTTTGGAATCGCGTTTTATAAAAGTATTAGTATGTGAATTATATAATTGTGAGCGCTCTTTTACTGCACCAATACGATATCCATCATTGGTATTTTTAGCCATTAGTTTGAATAAATGTTAATCAATGTTATAAATAATCAATTTTTGTATAAAATATTGAAATTATAAGTAATTAATTTTTATTATAATTATATAATGCCAGAATTAAAGAATGAAATCTTTATTAAGAATATTGTAGATCCTAAAACTGGAAAACAAGTAAAGAAAATCTATCAAATTAAAATATCTAAAATAAATAGACTAGTAGAACCATTAGTATGGGAATATTATAAAAATCGCGCAAATACATCCATTAGTGATATCTATAAAAAATTTAATGGATATCAACTAAAGTTTATCTATTTCGGTGATCCTGTTATTTATACTATTAATACAATTGATAATTATGAACAAATAGATAATTTACCTAATAATTCTACACTAAAGAAATTAAAAGAAACTCAAACATTAAATCAAGAATTAAATAAATAAACCTTAGTTTCTTTTTTACTTTAACTGTATCGTTTAGCATATATATCTTTTTATTTTCTATATTTTGTAAAATTATCGAAAGTTAATCTATTTTTCATCTGAATCAACATATTCAACGATATTATTATGATAACAACATTTTGTGTTTATATTATTTCTTTATATTAAACTAAAAATAATTTAATATATAGAATGTGATGTAAAATCCATCTATAATTTAATTGCTGTATGCAGTACCTGCCATACCAGACATCACACGAAGAACGTTGTAATTTTGAGTATATATGTTTACAAATGAAGATTGAGAGCTTCCTAACCAATTTGAGGTGTAGTTTGTAGAAGTGTTGTTGTATAAACCAACTTGAATTTGTAAAGTGGCATTATCGATACGAGAGAAGTTGCATGTACCAGTTGGTTGATGATCTTCAGCTTTGAGAGCAAAAGAGTATACGTTTACACCATCAGCAGGAGTGTTAGAGAAGTGTTGATAGGGTTGAACATAGTTAAAGTAGTTTCCATCTCTGTCTTGGAAACGATCATGACCATTTAATTGTAATTTGGCACTGTAAACAGGATTATCAGAACCATTAACAAAATTACCATAATTAAAGTGGTCTACAACATTTAATGATGCTAAATTAGCTACAGCTAAATTAACTCCATTGGCTACTGTTAATTGAGAAACAGTATTAGATAAATCTTCAAAATTTAAATCGTTTCTTACAATCACCATATTATTTAAAACTTCATTTAATAAATCACTATTGGTTGATCCTGCTACAACTGTACCTACAACTGGAGCAGATTCGGTATTTGCATCACCAGCAAGGTTTGCTAAATTTGCAGGAGCTGCGGCTTTAATATTTAATTTAACTTCAACTTTTGCTAATAAAGCAGTTACTAGTGCATTTGGAGTTGCAATGGTATCAGTTTCAATTAAATCACCAAGAGCTGCAGCACCGGTTTTCCTAACTGTGACAGTACCTGCAGCCCCGGCAGATGGTAAAGTTACATTAACTGTAAATCTAGTACCAAGATATAAAATCTTGGCAAAACGATCAGAAGCTTCTTTCCAAGTTGTAGAACCGGCAGCCCAAGCAATCCAGTTTTGACGAGTAACATGTCTTTCAAGATGGGGAACCCATACTAAGTATTTGCAGGGATGGTTGAAGTTAAGTCTGTATTTGGCAGTAGCAGCAGTTAAAGATTCAGAACCAGTAAATTGTAATTGTTCAATTAAGTATTCATGAGAAGCTTGAGCAAAGCGTTTACGTTCTTCAGAATCTAAGTATACGTAGTCAATTAATAAGTAAGAATCACTCATTAAACCAGTACCAGAAGGTGCACTAGAAGCTGATGTACCAGCATAGTTAACACATCCAGAGAAATCTCTGAATTTAAGAGTAACACGAACATCGTGGTATTGTAAGGCAATTAAAGGTAAAGCTAAACCGTCGTTGCGGTTAAACCAAAATTGTAAAGGAACGTACATTTGGTAGGCTTTAAGACTGACATTATCAATATTAGTGAGTTCATTAACATCACCAATCATTTTAGCATAGCCGCGTTCTTGACCGGATTTATGGGTTAATTCGTACCAAACATTTAACCAATCACCGTAGTGTTCATCAATTTTAGAACCACCAATTTCGACTTTGCATGATTCAACCATAGCATGACCTAAACGTCTAACATAGCCCCAGTTTACACCAGCAGCTTTAGCAGCAGCATTTAATTTAACAGCAACATACATATTAGTGATTAAATCACCGTTTCTGTTGATGTTGCAGGTAACAGTACGTCCAAAATCAGCAGCACCATTCCAGGTTTGTTGAATTGGTTCAACTGAGAAGTTTGTGTGACGTCTGTAAACGACTTTAAAAAAAGTAATTTGGGGATTACCGGAAAGGTAAACATCTTGAGCGCCATAAGCGACGAGTTGCATTAAACCACCACCCATTTAGATATATAACTAGGGATAGAAATTATTCTAAATATTTTTTTCAATTATAACGAATTTATACATTTTAAATATCAATTATTAAATATTTTTTAATATTTTCATTAAAAAAAAATTTTTTTTTAATAAATATAATTAATTTTTCTAAAAATTATTTTAATTGCTGTATGCAGTACCTGCCATACCTGACATCACACGAAGTACATTATAATTTTGAGTGTAAATATTGATGAATGATGCTGAAGAACTTCCTAAATATTCAGAGTAGTTGGTGGAAGTATTGTTGTATAAACCAGTTTGGACTTGTAAAGTAGCGTTGTCGATACGAGAGAAGTTGCAAGTGCCAGTTGGTTGGTGATCTTCAGCTTTTAAAGCGAAAGAGTATACATTAACACCATCAACAGGGGTGTTAGAAAAGTGTTGAGAGGGTTGAACATAGTTAAAGTAGTGTCCATCTCTGTCTTGGAAGCGATCATGACCGTTTAATTGTAATTTGGCACTGTAAACAGGGTTATCAGTTCCATCAACAAAGTTTCCGTAGTTGAAGTGATCAACAACACTTAAGGAATATTGATTGAGAACAGCTTCAACAGCACCACCAGTAACTAATGTACTAATTCTATTTGACCAATCTTCAGGAGTTAAATTATTTCTAACAACTACAGTATTATTAAGTAATTCTGCGGCAGAAGTTCCAACAGTTAATGCAGCACCATTAGCAACACCACCAGTAACAACGACAAATTTTACTTCAATTTTAGATAATAAAGCAGTTACAGAAGCGCTAAGACCAAGTCTATCAGTGATTTCAATTACATCTCCAATTACTGAAGCAGCTCCAGTTGTATTTTGAACTTGAACAGCAGCAACATTCATACCAGCACCAGTTCTGGTAGCAGCATATAAAACTCTAGCAAAGCGGTCAGAAGCTTCTTTCCAAGTTGTAGAACCGGCAGCCCAAGCAACCCAGTTTTGACGAGTAACATGTCTTTCAAGATGGGGAACCCATACTAAGTATTTGCAGGGATGGTTGAAGTTAAGTCTGTATTTGGCAGTAGCAGCAGTTAAAGATTCAGAACCA